ATGCATGGGTCTACGGCAATGCAGAGGTCTACGGCAATGCAAGGGTCTGCGGCAATGCAAAGGTCTCCGGCAATGCAGACTATACAACCATTCATGGTTTCGGCACTCAGTTCCGTACAACTACATTCTTTCAGTGCGAAGATAAGCAGATCAGAGTATCTTGCGGTTGTTTCTTAGGAACAATTCCAGAGTTCCGCGAACAGGTAAAAAATACCAGAGAGGGCAAAATTGCGGAAGAGTACCTTATGATTGCCGACCTGATGGAAAAGCATTTTGTAAAAGAAAAAGAAAGTGGTGAATAATTATGACCCCAGAAGAAGTAAACCTTTACGTCAAAGAAAATGCAGAAGTTCATCAGTTCGCTGCAGAGGTTGCAAGAATCATATCAGGCATTCCACAGATGCCGGAATTCTCGTCAGAAATTCTGACCGTAGCCGACGCGAGCCAATTGATCGGACTTCCTGTAACAGCAATCCGGGCAGGGATTGTGTACGGATGGTTGCCAATTGGAGTGGCTGTGCAGAATAACAAGCCAGCAAAAAGCCTTTCCGGTGGACGAATTACATACATCATAAGCCCTAGGAAAGTCTATGAAGTGACTGGACATGTCTGGAAAGGTAAGGCTGCTCTTAATAAGTGAGTGCCCCGGAGGGAGATTGGGCCTCCGCCCCGGAGCTTTGCACCACTAAAACACCTTAGTGGATAGATACATTATAGTTCTCTATCTGCTAATTGTAAAGACAAATAAGAAAAAATAAGGAGAAATTAGCACGATATGAGTGAAATTAGAAACGAAAATCAGCCAACATGGACTGACATCGAAGTAGCACTTGCGACTGAAATTGTCGAAGAAAGTAAGAAAAAGTCAAAAAGATGGTTCACTGCATGGATTGTGACGGCCGCCGCACTGGTGGCGAGCAACCTTGCGTGGATTGCAGGAGAAATGAAATAAAATGAAAGAATATATGCTAATTGCTGTTTGCATGCTTGCCGGGAAATATGTAGATATACCTATCTGGCTGAACATCTTTTTCGGTATCTCGGCAGCATGGGCAGTGTGCCAGATGAAAGCAGACTGGTAGCAGGAAATAAGGAGGATAAGAAGATGTTCGAGAAAGAGATTGATGAAATTTACGAACTCTGCAAAAGAGTCGCGAACGAAGTTCCAGCAGCAAGTGTCACATTCCACTATTCATTTTATGGCATGAGCGCATACGGACTTAGAAGGAAGGAAGATATTAATCTTCCCGAAGGCAAATTTAAATGGGATTTGTATCAGAATGTATCTTTTAATCCGTTTTATGAAAAAGAAAGTCGTGAAAGTCTCAAAATAATCAAGGCTTTCTTATTGGAGCTTCTGATAGATGGGAGGTGTCCGTTAAATGCTGAATCAGATGGAGTTGAAACTCCTGCCGACAATGGAACTGATAACGACAGTGAACGAACTTTTAGAGGAACTGAACAGGCGGAAAGCATACATTCTTGACTGGGAGAACCCCGACATGTATCTGAATCATCTTGAGTATCATTGTGTTGGCGGGATCTTTTCAAACGGCGAGCAGAATCCGGCGAGAGGAGATGGCTCTGACAATGTTTACTGTTTCTTTAGTGAGGTGGGAAAAGATGCAGGAGAGAATTAATGAAATCCTTGCCCTGATAGACGAGCAGCTTTCCCTTGTAGCTGATAACTACATTGAAAGTTCGTACAAGGCAAGAACGTTGGTGAGCTACGTACAGGCTTTAAATGGGCTTTTAACGGCTCAGAAATCATATAAGGAGGAAAGTATCGGTGAGTGAATTTGAAATCCGCATTCCAGCAAGAAAGAAGCAGCCGGCAACTGATAAAGATAACCCGGTTGTGAAAGTATCAACAGTTGCATATAACGCACTGGTCGAAATCTATAATGAATCAACCTTATCAATGAAAGATATTGCAAGTTTGCTGATTATTGAAAGCAGTAAACACGTGGTTTATGACAAGGAGGAATAGAAGTGAATATATATGAGAAGTTAGGCATTATTCAGTCAAAGCTGAAAGCCCCTAAAGGACAGTACAATTCATTTGGGAAATACAAATATAGAAGTTGTGAGGATATTCTGGAGGCTGTAAAACCGCTTCTGGCAGAAACAAAGACTGTGTTAAGCGTCACAGATCGGATGGAAGTTGTCGGGGATAGAATATACGTCAGGGCAGAAGCTCATCTAAACGACTGTGAAGATACCGGTGAGATTACAACTGTTGCTTATGCAAGGGAAGAAGAGTCAAAAAAAGGCATGGATTCTTCCCAGGTTACAGGCGCAGCGTCATCTTATGCAAGAAAGTATGCGCTGAATGGTTTGTTCTGCATTGATGACAACAAAGACAGTGATTCTACTAATACAGGCAGCAGCGGAAAAACAGCAGCTAAAAAGCCAGAATCAAAAGAACCTGTTGAGATGATTACTTCAGAAAATGTAATGAGCATCCAGAACATCATTGACAAATATCCGAGTTCTAACTTGTTTGAACAGATTAAAACTCGTTTCAAGGTAGACGATGCGAAAGGACTCACAAAAGAAAAAGGGCAAAAATGTCTCAAAATGTTGATTGAGTACGATAAACAGCATAGTGGAAAGGAATAAAAAATGAACAAAGTTATTCTTACAGGGCGATTTACAAGAGATCCAGAAGTCAGATATACAAATGATGGAACATCAATCGCAAGATTTTCCATTGCAGTCAATAGAAGATTTGTAAAAGAGGGTTCTGATCAGAAAGCGGACTTCTTTAATTGTGTTGCATTTGGAAGGTCTGCGGAATTTATTGAAAAATATTTCGCAAAAGGCATGAAAGCAGATTTATCTGGAAGAATCCAGACAGGATCCTATACGAATAAAGACGGCGTGAAGGTATATACAACAGATATTGTTGTCGAGGAAATCGAATTCGGTGAAAGTAAAGGTTCTTCACAGGTGCAGACAGCATCGCCTACACCGAATCCAGAAGCCGACCCGGACGGCTTTATGGGCATTCCTGATGGTATCGACGAGGAGATGCCATTTAATTGATACAGATTGATAGCAGAGAACATCAGAAAGTTATTGATGACATTAAAAAAGCATTTGACGAGGCAGGGGAAAAATGGTTCGTGTCAAAGCTGTATGTGGGTGATTACATGAATTATGATAACCCACGTTTAGTAGTTGATAGAAAACAGAACCTTGCAGAGTTATGTGGAAATGTATGCCAGCAACACGAAAGATTCCGATCTGAAATTATCCGGGCAAATGAAGTAGGAATAAAACTTGTCTTCTTATGCGAAAACGGGAAAGGAATCGAAAAGCTGGACGATGTTCTCTGGTGGGAGAATCCCAGGGCGAAGAAGCGGGTTAAGAAAAATGGTATCTGGATTGAGCAAGAACAGAAAGTTATGCACGGCGATACGCTGTACAAAATTCTATGCACAATGCAGAGAAAATATGGCGTTGAATTCCTATTTTGCGACAAGAAAAATACTGGAAAACGAATAATGGAGATTCTGTCGGATGGACAAAGAAACAATTAAACAGCAGAACAGTATGAGAGATGTTATTTCCAGATACGGAATGATTCCGAACAGAGCTGGCTTTATCAGTTGCCCATTTCATTCCGGTGACCGTACTGCTTCAATGAAAATTTACAAAGACAGCTACTATTGCTTCGGATGTGGCGCGACAGGAGATATTTTTACTTTCGTTCAGAATATGGATAATTGCGATTTTAAGACAGCCTTTCAGATTCTTGGTGGAGCATACCATAAACCTGATTTTTCGTCCAGAATGGCAATATATCACGCTCAGAAGCAAAAAGAAATGAGAGAGAAAGCGGAGCGGAAGAAGAATGAAGAATTGCAGGAATGCTTGTCCGATATTGATTTTTACAGGTCTATTCTTGGCAGAGTAAGGCCATTATCAGATGGATGGTGTGAAGCATGGAACAAATTGCAGCTTGCATTATATAAGCATGGATTCATAACAGGATTGGAAGAAGGTGATTAAAGAAAATGGAACAGATTAACAAGCTCACATCAGAATCAATTCTGGAAGAAGAAGTGTTTAATGAGATATTCAAGCAAGAAGATGAAATTTACAAGGCGCGTTTGACATTGACTCTTCTGGACAGAGCAAAAGAGCTTGGAGTAAAGAAGAAATTTGAGGATCTGTTAAAAGTCTACACAAAAGTACATAAGCAGATCCTTGAGAAAGAAAAGCAAGAGAAACCTGTATCCGCATTAAATCAATGGACAAATTTCTCTGATTGTGAATATGATCGAATGAAATGCCTCAACTGGGTGGCGGACGATGATGGAATCAGAATATCAAATACTAATCCAGGATCGCCGGATATTATAGCTTGCTATCATCCTATTCTTCCGATTGAACGAATGAAGAATCTGGAGACTGGAGAAGAACAGATAAGGCTAATCTATAAGAGGAATAATAAATGGTCTGAGGTTATTGTGCCGAAAACCATGGTTGCATCATCTACTAAAATCGTTGGCTTGTCTGCACTCGGGATTTCAGTAACTTCTGAAAATGCTAAATTTCTTGTGCGGTATCTGTCAGATGTCGAGAATGCAAATGATGATTATATAAATATTCAGTATTCCTCTAGCAAAATCGGGTGGATCATGGACTATTTTCTTCCCTATGACAAGGATATTGTATTCGATGGAGATATGAGATTCCGACAACTGTATGAAAGTATCAGCGTAGGTGGCAGCAGAATGGAATGGTATGAGCACGTGAAGAAGGTTCGTGCTACTGGAAGAATAGAGCCAAAAATCATGTTGGCTGCAAGTTTCGCCAGCATTCTGATCAAACTGGTCGGTGCCCTTCCATTTTTTGTAGACCTCTGGGGAGAAACTGAGGGTGGTAAGACCGTGACACTTATGTTGGGAGCTTCCGTCTGGGCGAACCCAGGTGAATCTAGGTATATAGGAGATTTCAAGACAACAGATGTGGCTCTGGAAGCAAAGTCTGATATGCTTAACAATCTTCCACTAATTCTGGATGATACTTCCAAGGTATCTGCCAAGATCAGGGATAACTTTGAAGGGATTGTATACGATTTATGCTCAGGAAAAGGAAAGAGCCGTTCTAACAAGGAACTGGGTGTGAACCGGGAGAACCGATGGCAGAACTGTATTCTGACCAATGGTGAGCGTCCACTTGCCGGATATGTCAGTCAGGGTGGAGCAATTAACCGAATTATTGAGGTTGAGTGTTCCGAAAAGATATTTGATGATCCACAATTTACCGCAGATACCCTTAAAAAGAACTACGGATATGCAGGAATCGACTTTGTGAACGCAGTCAAGGAAATGCCCATTGATGATATAAAAGCCCTGCAAAAGCACTATCAGGGGCTTATACAGGACGATGACAAGATGCAGAAGCAGAGTATATCTATGAGTATCATTCTGGCAGCAGATAAAATCGCAACAGATCAGCTATTCCATGATGGTCAGTACATTGACATTGAGACAGCAAAGAGCCTCCTGACAGAGAAAGAAATAGTGTCTGAAAATGAACGTGCTTACTGGTTCGTGGTTGACAAGATCGCTATGAATGGAATTAAGTTCGATGATAACCCAGACATCAAAACGGAAAGATGGGGAATTATAGACAATGATCCGATAGAGAAAACGTCGACTGCGATAATCTATAGCGTAGCGTTTGATGACCTGTGCAAAATTGGAAAATTCTCCAGAAAGGCATTCTTGTCATGGGCTGTCAAGAAGGGACTTGTGGAAACCGATAGCAGAGGTTATCCGACCAAAGCGAAGAAGCTGGACGGAATTGTCACAAAATGTGTGTTCTTGAAAATTGTAGACGAAATTCCAAAAGGATTCGCGAATTGCAATGATAATTTTGAAATTACGGACGATATTGTGTTTGATTGATAAACAATTCATCCAAAAGGTAACCGGGTAACCTAGGTAACCTTTGATTCTGTATATATATATACGAGTATTTATATGTGCATATTGAGTGTAAAAATTCCCCTATATGAGAAAGTCAGGGTTACTCGGTTACTCGGTTACCTACCTGTAAAATCAATGGTTTACACGAATTAGTACGGTTACGTCTCGGTTACTGTGGGTTACTTTATATTATACACCTATTATATATATAATATAAATAATTTTTAAAAATTAATAGAGCGTATACAGTGTACAGTATATTGTATGCAAAAGGATGTGAGGAATTGAAAGTAGAAGCTAAGGATATTCCAATTATACAAAGGTTTATGACAGAATTCTGGAAAGTTATAAAGGAATTCTATCAGGTGGAGCTTACGGACGACTATTCTGAACAGGCGTGTAATCGCTTAGACGAACTTGGAGAGTTGGCGGGCATATGTCCTGATCAGAATGATAAACAGTTCATTCTGGACTGCATATTGGCTTTAAACAATGCTTTAAGTTCTAAGCAGAGAGGATTGATAAAGAATGTACAACACGAAGAATAGATACGAACAGGGACAGGCTCTCAGAAAAGAAATATATATGTATATCGTCAGTTATATCAAACTGGTTGGATATGCGCCGTCGATTACGGAAATTTCTGAAAGGGTGGATGCCGGGAGAGCTACGGTCTGGAAGCATATCAATAATCTGATTGATGATGACCTACTCAGAACAAACCACCCCAGTACCGACAGAGCATATACTCCAGTTGGGTACGGAATGAGAAAGATAAGTAAGGAGATAAAATGAAACTTTATGACATTGTTGCAGCAGACGGTGAATTTGTAGAGTCCTTGACGCAAAGAGAAATCATGAATAAATTTGGACTTACAAAATGCAGATTCCGTACATTCTTGGATAACAGCTATCTGATTGATGGTAAATATTGGATAGATGACTCCGCTGAAGATATACAGGTGACCAGAAACGGATGTCGGAAGATGTTAAAACAGTTTGATGCTCTGACAGGAAAAATAAGGAGGGCTGTTGGATGGGAAAGTTGAAAATCAAGCAGAAAAAGAAAGCATTCATTCCGTATACGAATCAGCAGGCTCATATGTTTGCACAGTCTATCCAGAACTGCCAGAAAGAGCTTAGGGAAATGGAACGGAAAGCCTATGAAGATGGCTTTACTGTTGGTGAGGATTGGAGCAACACGATTAACACCGTCACTACCATGATGGCTCTGAGGCGTTTATATGGCTTTTCTACGAAGCGATTGCTCACAGTCGTACAAACTGCCAATGAGTACGTTGAAATGGCAAATAGGGGTGAAATGAGCGTTATGAGCATGATACAGGACATTGAAGAGAACACAGATGTAAGATTTGACGAGATGAATAAGAATCTGGTTAAGAAGATGGGAGTATAGGATGGATTTAGAACAAAAAGCAATTGAGAGAATTCGACTTGCATCTGATCTCTCGCTGAAACATTATGGAAAGCCACTTGTATGCACATATTCTGGAGGAAAAGATTCTGACGTGATGTTAGAACTCTTTCGCAGGAGTGGCATACCATTTGAAGTGCATAATAGCCACACTACGGCAGACGCACCGCAAACTGTACGACATATACGAAAAGTATTTAAAAGTCTGGAAGAAAAAGGAATTAAATGCGAAATAGAAATGCCGAAGTATAAAGGCGAACATATCACGATGTGGAAATTGATTCCATTAAAATTGATGCCACCAACGATATCTTCAAGATATTGTTGTGCGGTATTAAAAGAAACTGGATGTCCTAATAGGTATATTGCCACAGGCGTTCGCTGGGCGGAAAGCCCAAAACGACAATTGCGATCAGAATTTGAAAAATTAGGAAGCAGTATTAAAACAAAAGAATTCTTTTCGACGGTTATGCTTATTAATGATAACGATGCAAAGCGTCGAATGACCGAACATTGTATGCAACAAAAGAAAATGGTTGTCAATCCCATCATTGACTGGAAAGATTCTGATATATGGGAGTTTATTAATTCAGAACATATAGAAACTTGCGAGCTTTACAAATGCGGATATGACAGAGTTGGATGTATCGGATGTCCGATGGCCGGGAAAAAGAGGTATAAAGAATTTGCAGATTTTCCTAAGTACAAACAGTCTTATATTAGGGCTTTTGAAAGAATGCTAGATGTTCGAAAAGAAAAAGGATTAGAAACCCAATGGGAGACTGGAGAGGATGTATTTAGTTGGTGGATGAATGATGACAATTTAGTTGGTCAGATGGAATTATCTGATTTTATTGAGTATTAAAATCATGGAGGACTGCACAATAGCGTGTCAGTTACTTACATGAGGGAAAGTGAGGATGACAATGAAAAATAATAATTACACTTCATTTTTCAAAACGAAACCAAAGAAAGTAGAAAGATACATTCGTTGCAGAAAATGTGGTGGAAACATGGAATGGAGTAGGGACTTTCCACCACAAATCAAATGCACGAAGTGCGGATATACTACATATCCAAAACCTTATGAGCCAGATTGTATCAAACTGCCAGAAACATGGGAAGAATATTTTGAATTGTATGAGAAAATAAGGAGGAGAAATGGATAAATTAAAACCGTGTCCGTTTTGCGGAAAAGAGATAGATACGGACAAAAATGTATACATTCCAGAAAGAGACTGGGCACCGTCTTTTTACGATCCTGACAGTGGGGGGGATCCAATAGCCATTCACTGTGAATGCGGATTAACATTTTGCACAGACACATGGGATTGGAAGGAAGCTGTTGAAATATGGAATAAAAGAGTAAACAAGGAGGGCACGAAATGAAATTATTTAAAACAGTAGATGAGAAATTAGCGGAAATTGGATTTGTAAAAGAAGAAGAAGACAAGTATGGGTGTGTGTATAAAAGAAAAGATAAGGAATATAATTTTACACAAAAAGTCTTCATTGGACACAAAAAATCTGGTGGACATATTTTGCAGTCATATGATCCAGATTTAGGAGATGATAAAGGGATTGGAAATACTTGTGTTGGTCTTACAGGATATGAAATGAAACTGTTTATTAAAAAGATGAAGCAGTTAAAAATGTATGCGGGTAAGGAGGACACAAAATGTTAATCAGAAGTCAGAATAAAGAGATATTAGTTAATTTTAATGTATCAGCTGGTATCGAAATTGCAGAAGGGACTACAAAAACAGTTGTAACATCATATATCACTGGATGCAGTTATTTACTCGGAGAATATTCCACAAAGAAAAAAGCTATCAAGGTACTGGACATGCTTCAGGAAGTCTATGAAGAATATAAAATTACCTGCACTTTTTTGACAGGATTTACAGGACATCGAGCAATTGTAGAATCAAACGATATTCAAGTCAATGGTTTCAAAGAACTTGTAAAAAGTTTTAAAAAGAATATGGTCTTTCAGATGCCAGAGGATAGCGAGGTGGAAGCATGAGTGATGTAATGGAATTTGTTCAGAACGAAGATGACACATTTAGTGCATACGATAATACCTATGGCATTACAATACATTGCGAGACAGAAGAAGAGCAGAAGAAAGTTATTGAGCATTTAAGAGGGATAAAGCTTCAGGAGGACTAAATGGAAAGATGCAAATTAGAGTGTCCAGACGGCGAAACAGAGTGCTGCATCTGCTGTGAAAAACAAGACGGTTGCGATAACCGGTGCGACATGATGGACAGCTACGAATACGCAGAAGAGTGCGAATATTATGTAAAGGAGGAAGAAACGTGATTACATTCTTGTTAGGGTTTACCCTTGGAACCATATTCGGGTTGGCAGGTCTTGTATGCATAGCGATCATGTACGATAAGCACCATCCAGACGATTAGAAAGGAGCAACGGTATGCTGACAAGGAACAAGAAACTGAAAGACTACGGTATTCCGGCAGAGGACATTGAAAAATTAAACACGATGCTGAAAGACTTCCCGGCAGAGTACGGATACCTGCTTACCAGCGCCGCCTTGTCAGCTTGCCCTAAGAACACGGTGATAGCGGATATGGTTGTTGAGAATATCTTGCACCGGAAAAGTTACAGGAAAATCAGCAAAGAAAGATATATCCCGATGAATCCAAAAGACTTCTACGGATACAGACGCAAGACCGTCGCTGTACTGTATGAGAGAATGCGGTTGTTGGGAGTATGGGAGGATGAAAACAATGAGTAAATATTTTTCATTAGTTTTAGGCATTGCAGACGCTGTATGCATTGTTGTGAATATAATCAATCAGAAATGGGATATTCTGGTGCTTAATATTATAGCATGTGTGTTATGCCTCGGTAATTTCATGGCGAGTGATTAAAAGGAGAAATGAAAAATGCGCTTAATAGATGCAGACGAATTAATTAAATACATCAAAATTTGGGAAATTGGAACAAGTATTAGTTCTGATCAGAAGGAGTTTGTTGATTGTGTCAACAGGCAGTTTACGGTTTTTGATGTGGAGAAGGTTATTGAGCAATTAGAGAATTATTTATTTGAAAAATATTGCATAGAAGGAGATACAACAATTGATGAAATCGTGAAAGGCGGTGGAGTTAAATGAAAGAAATTCTTTTCAAGGCAAAGCGGACTGATAACGGTGAATGGATAGAAGGATACCTGTTTGATGATGGAATGCTGGGAGAAAAGCGAATGTTCATAGGGGAATTGGTAATAGCACCGTACGAAGGTCCTATACGCGGCAAATGGACCGTTATAGCAAATGGATTTGATGAAGTTGACCCGGATACAATCTGCCAGTTCACAGGACTTTGCGACAAGAACGGGAAGAAAATTTGGGAAAATGATATCCTAATGGCACACTTGGACGAATCTTACCCAGAGGATGCGACATATGAAACTGTTGAATGGAACATTAATGGGTGGGGAACGCGTGAAAATGGTAGCATGGATAGAGAATATCTTGATAAGTTTGATCTGGAACATTTTGAAGTAGTTGGCAATATCTTCGACAATAAAGAATTATTACAGGGGGAACACAAATGAGTAGTGCAAGCGTAAGATTCGGAACAAAAGCATATGTATGTGCAAGATATTTTCTTAGACCGGGAAAGCGATTCAAATACATCGACCAGTGCGGTGAAGATGCCACAGAACACGTCTACGAGGTCATGGCATTATATCCGTACTGCGTCCTGTTAAGAGATACCAGAAACGGGGTCAGGACTTGTCCGGGATATAACACTTTGAGCCTGATGCTGAGAGGAAGTGAAGCGAGCGAGTAAAGGCAAAGATATTTCTACTATGTTTACAAGAGAAGAAAACAAGAAGAATGGAAGGCTCGGATACGGTCAGGCTACTAGAGAAAAGGAAGACATTATCAGTCCTGCACAATACGGTGCGTTCCTACAGAAAAGAGGTAAGAAGAAATGAACAAATCAGTGTTGGTAATGAATACGCCAGAAAATTGTTATAATTGTCCATTTGGAATTGGATACTGTGGCGATCTTGAATATGAGGGTTTGTGTGAATTAGCTGACTGTTTAGATTATGATGTAATTCTGATGACAGAAGAACATTATGATTGCGAAAGTAAATCAAGACCTGAATGGTGTCCACTGAAGCCATTGCCGGAGGAGAAAGAAGAGGAACATTGGAGGAGTAAACTTAGTCTTGCATGGATTCGAGGTTGGAACACTTGTATTAGCAAAATTACAGGAGGAAACACAGATGGTTGATTTAAGAAATACATGTATCTTGGTTAAGACAGAAGAAGAAAATGAAATGCTTCTCAAAGAAGCTGAGAAACAGGGATTTCATTGGTATTCGAAAGGCAATTGTAAACCATTGCCAGGACAACATTTTCCAGATATTTTAAAATTTTGTAATAACAAAGATGTGGTGCACAGCGTACGTATCGGAGTAGAGTGTGATGCTTTCTACGAAGTTTCAGAACTCCTCGGGACAAAAGAAATGACGGCAAGAGAGTTTGCTAATCGTATTGCAGATATACGCAATTGTAGAGGATGTAACTGTTCAGAATGCGTATTGAGTAAAAGCAATACTAGGTGCAAGAAGTATTTGTGTGATATATATAATTGGGAAGATAATATAGATGAAGTTCTTGAAATTGCAAAATCAATAAGAATTACAGTACCTTCACCCGAAGAGAAAGTAATTAGCACGATTGAAAAGTTTATCGAGAATCCAGATCGTGCAGCGTTGAATGATGAATTTGTAGAATCATTGAAGCTGGCAGTCGAGAAACTGAAAGAGGTGAAGTAAATGGAGAGATTAACACTTGACGATACGATAAAAGCACTTAGATGTGTTGCCAGTCAAGATACAGGAGGTGGTTGCTATGCAGACCACGAAAACTTCATACATATGGATGATGAGTATAAACGCATTGTCTGTGGAACTGGCGAGGATTTAAGAGATCCTATCAGCGACAAGGAAGCGGTTGGATGCCCGTATTATCAAGATACTTATGAATGTTGTTTTGAAGATGGAGGATTGTATTGGTTGAAAGATGTTGCAGAGCTGCTAGAAGAACTGAAATCTTATAAAGACTTAGAAGAACAGGGCTTGCTTGTGAGATTGCCGTGTCCTATTGGCACAACTGTATGGGACATATGCGGCATGGATATTCGGGAAAACGTGTTAAGTGGAATTGAATGTGGCAAAGATGGTAAACAGTTTTTGTGGGCAAACCATGATGAATGGCTCGGAGAATTAAATGATTTGGTATTCCTCACCCGTGAAGAAGCTGAGAAGAAGTTGGAGGAGATGAAGAATGACAAGGCCTGAGATTACGGCAGAATTATCAACCATGATTGAAAAGAAAATCAATCCGAACAACGATCCTCGTATCTACTGGGCAAAAGAGGTGACGTTTGATTATTCTACAAACTATGCAGTTAGAGTGGACTATATGAAATTTGTTCCAGTGAACAATAGTGTTTCCGGGATAGAAAAAGGTGATTGTTATTGCTATGAAATCAAGTCATCTATTGAAGATTTCAAATCTGGCCATGGATTGAATTTCATTGGAGATTACAATTATTTGGTTATGCCAGGGGAATTAGCTGCAACAGTATCTTTGAAAATCCCGTATCATGTAGGAATATATGTCCCAGAAGGAAACGAACTTATATGTGCCAAGAAAGCCAAACGAGCCAACAGAGCGAGGCCTGTATCTGAAATACTTCTGATGATGTTTCGGTCTGCAAACAGAGATTACAGGAAAACGGTAAAGAAACTGGAGGAGATGGAGAAATGAATAATAAACCTACACCAGACATAACGCCAAATCTTGCTATATCAGCATACCACGTACTACGGCAATATTGTACTGGACAGCCAGCGGATTGCAAAGGCTGCGGATTCTACGAACACTGTCCAGAATGTTTTCGAGGCATGCCATGTGACTGGAACTTAAATGAAGAAGGTGAAGTAAATGAAACTGAGGAAGGCAACACTGATTGACTACGGAGTACCGACGGATGATATACCGACATTACAAAGTCACTTGCGGAATCTTAGTGAAAGCGATAAATACAATCTGTTACAGGTATCTATCAAATATGCACCCGGCATTGAATCGCAAATCTATGACAGTATCGTGAACAGTATCGGATATCGAACGATGGAGAAGATCAGGACGGTTCCTGCAACAGAGAATGACTTCTATGGCTACAAACGCAAGGTCATGGCGGAATATTATCATCTGGCCAAATTGATTGGAAGACTTTAAAAAAACTTAAAAATTTATAAAAGTGGTAGAGAGCTACGTACGCCCTAGTATGGTATTATAGTATATATAACTATAACTATGCTAGGGCCAGTTGGAGGCGAATTCAACATGAATGTTCAAGAAATTAAATTAAAAGACATAAAACCGTATGGAAAGAACCCAAGAAAAAATGATAATGCAGTTCCTTACGTCGCTGAAAGCATAAAACAATTTGGCTTTAAAGTTCCGATTGTTATTGATAAGAACAACGTAATTGTCGCTGGACATACCCGATACAAAGCAGCGAGAAAGCTTGGATTTAAAAGCGCACCATGTATTATTGCCGATGATTTGACAGACGAACAGATAAAAGCTTTTCGTTTAGCCGACAACAAAGTATCTGAAAAGGCAGAATGGGATTTAGATTTACTGGATAGCGAAATTGAAGGAATATTCGATATTGATATGACCGATTTTGGCTTTGAGTTCGAATCAGAAGAACTAGAAGCCGAAGAAGATGAATACCAAGGAACCGTTCCAGAGGATCCTGTCACTCAAAAAGGTGATATGTGGAAGCTGGGGGAGCATCTACTTTTATGCGGAGATAGTACATGTATCACAGATGTCGAGAAACTAATGTATGAAGAAAAAGCTGATATGTGCTTCACTGATCCGCCTTATGGATATGAATATCAAAGCAATTTAAGGAAAAAGAGTAAGAAGTTTGACGTCATTGAAAACGATGATAAAATATTAGATTTTTTCCCAAGCATACAACTTGTGTGCAATGGTTTTATATTCATATGCACGACGTGGAAAGTATTAGATAAATGGATACCGCTATTTAAAAAATATCATGATTTAACGAATATGATTATCTGGAACAAAGGTGGAGGCGGAATTGGTGACTTGAAACATACTTTCAGCACTGACTACGAAGTTATACTATGTGCAAATAATGGCAAGGAAATAACTGGAAAAAGAATCGGTTCCGTATGGACTATAAAAAAAGATTCTTCTTCTGAATACGTTCATCCTACGCAAAAGCCAATAAAGTTGTCAGAATTTGCAATAAGGAACACAACAGAGCGTGGAGATATTGTTCTTGATCTATTTGGAGGCTCAGGTTCCACATTAATTGCCTGTGAGCAAATGGACCGCAGATGCAGGATGATGGAATACGATCCAGCTTATTGCGACGTGATAGTGGACAGATGGGAAAAATTCACAGGAAATAAAGCAAAATTAATCAGAGGGGTAGAAGGAAATGAATAGTAAATGGCGAATGAAAAAAACTTAAGACCCGGTAGTATGCAAAGCAAGAGCGAAGCTAGAGCAAATGGAAAAAAAGGCGGAATCGCCTCCGGACAGGCTCGCCGCAGGAAAAAAAACCTCTCTGAACTCGCGAAAATGATAGCTGACAATCCAGCGCCAGACAATGCTCGAGCAAAGCTCGCAAAAATGGGAATATCCGACGATGACGCAAACAACAACGCTGTTGTAGCAGCATCTATATACGCAAAAGCTATCAAAGGAAATATGCAGGCAGTGGATAAATGGGAGCAGTTGGTAGCTGTATCAAAATCAGACGAAAGCAAATACGAACTTCCTGCCAGAGTACTCGGTAAGGCGTTCGTGGACATTAACCGACAGATTAAGCCAAACATTGAATATGTATTCGAGGGCGGTCGAGGCGGTCTGAAATCTTCATTCGTAGCTTTTAAGATTGTTGAACTTATCAAGAACAATCCTCAGATGCACGCCTGCATTACAAGACAGGTGGCAGGTACTCTGAAAGATTCCGTATATGCTAACATGAAATGGGCTATCAACGAACTTGGACTGATGGAAGAATTTGAATGTAAGGTGTCGCCGCTTGAAATCAAATATATTAAGACGGGGCAGACAATATACTTCCGTGGTCTGGACGATGAAACCAAGCTGAAATCCATTAAGCCGGAATTTGGCTACATTGGAATCCTCTGGAAAGAGGAAAAAGATCAAATGAAGGGAGATGCTCAGGAACGTTCTGTTAATCAGTCAGTGCTTCGTGGCGGTGATGAATCCTATGATTTTTCATCATATAATCCGCCAAAATCGAAATCAAACTGGGTAAACAGGATCAAGCTCACACCTAACCCGAAAAGGGTTATTCATCATTCGAGTTATCTGGAAGCCCCGGCGGAGTGGCTTGGACAGAAGTTTATTGACGATGCAGCGCATCTGAAAGAAATCAATCCAGAAGCCTATGAGCATGAATACCTGGGCGTTCCGAATGGTGACGGCGGAAATGTATTTGAATATCTGGAGATTAGAGATATCACAGACGAAGAGATCAGCCACATGGATCGCATTTTCGCTGGTGTAGATTATGGATGGTACCCGGATGCCTTCTGCTATCTCCGAACTTATTACGATTCTGCCAGAGAGAAAATATATCTGATTGACGAATTGTATGTAAATAAATGGAGCAACTCCAAGACCGCTGATTGGATTAAGAAAAAAGGCTATGACGATTACACAATGATATGTGATTCTGCGGAACCTAAGTCCGTGAACGACTTCCGGGATGCAGGACTTCCTGCCAGAGGAGCAATTAAGGGGCCGGGAAGTATCGAGTATGGTTTTAAGTTCTTACAGACTAAGACACTTGTCATTGATCCAAGGCGAACACCGAATGCATATAAGGAAATCACGGAATATGAGTATGATCGGGACAAAGAGGGAAATGTGATAAGTGGCTATCCTGACGGAAACGACCACGCAATCTCGGCACTTAGGTATGCTTATGAGCCGTTATTTAACAGGAGGGGGTACAGTGCATAAAATGTTAGATAGGTACTTTTCAGATAAAATAAATAAATTCTTAAGCATCGGTTTAAAAATATATGGATCATCTGAAATTGACAAAATCTTAAAAGTTGTAGAATATGAAGACATTATTGTGCGAGATACTTCTGTAAAATGGATGGATTTTAAAAGGTAGATTAAATGGGACTTATAACAACACTAAAAAGGTGGTTTAACATGATTTTTAAAAAACAAGCCGAAGAGGATTTTAATATCCAGGCAGCAGAATTTCCGGAGATGGAATCACTGATTAATCGGTGTGCGAACATCTACAGAGGCGCGCCGGAATGGTTAGATGATAAGAATAATATCAAGACAATTAATTTTGCCAAATCTGTCTGCTCAGAAACAGCCCGGCTCGCAACATTGGCGATCGGCATTCAGATAGACGGCTCCGCAAGGGCTACGTGGCTACAGGAGCGGATTGATAAAGTATATTTCCAGATACGCCACTGGGTAGAATATGGCTGTGCTTATGGAACGGTGTTTATTAAGCCGAACGGTGAGAGCCTTGACGTATTCACTCCGGCAGACGTGATGATTGTGGACTATGACAATCAGGAAATAAAGGGGATTATATTTAAGGATTCCTATACTGTTGGACGGAAATACTACACACGGCTTGAATATCATAGATTTGTTGAGACTACAATGGACGGCGTGACAACCTATCCGTACTACGTTTCTAATAGAGCCTACGTATCAAAATCTCCTCAGAGCATCGGTGATAAGATTGACCTTAAACAGACCAAATGGGCCGACCTCATGGCAGATACACCACCGATTCTCAAAGCAAACGGGGAGAAGCTGGACGGCCCTCTGTATGGAGTACTGCGAACACCACAGGCGAACAATGTGGATATCAGTACACCACTTGGACTTCCAATATTTGCCGAAGCTATCGAAGAACTGAAGGACCTCGACATTGCATACAGCCGTAATGCAAAAGAAATCCTTGATTCTAAGAGGATTGTTCTGGCAGATGAAAGGTTACTCCTTCCAAGCGGATCACCTGTATCCTCTATGGCACCACAAGCCATGAAGCTTAGATCAAAAGAATTTGGGCTTCCAGATTATGTGAAGAATGTTTTTGGAGATGATGCAGGGTCTTTCTATCAGGAAATAAATCCGATACTTAACACAGATACCCGTATAAGCGGCATAAATGCCATTTTAAGCCAGTTGGGGTACAAGATTGGATTCTCCAACGGGTATTTTGTTTTTAACGAATCTAGCGGCATTCAGACAGCTACAGGAGTGGAAGCAGAACAGCAGAGGACAGTGCAGTTTATCAAAGACGTTCGAGACAAACTGGAATCCTGTCTGGATGAAGTTATTTACGCATTAAATGTTTACGCTGACCTGTACGCACTTGCACCTGTCGGAACTTATGAAGTCAATTATGATTTTGGAGACATCCTATATGTGCGTGAAAATGACCGTGCAAGGTGGTGGCAGTATGTGACTACTGGCAAGGTTCCGGCATGGTTGTATTTCGTGAAGTTTGAAGGAATGACTGAGGAAGATGCGAAAGCAATGGTCGAAGAAGCTCAGCCAGACGAACCGAAACTGTTTGGAGATGAATAGTTATGTTAAGCCCAGAGTATTTACGCCGGATAACAGAGGGCAGTGAACAGATAGCGGAAGAATTGCACCAGTATATCATCTCTGAGATCGTGTCACGGATGATGGCAAGAATCGGCAGAGGCGAGGATTATATTCTGACCAATGCTGATGCGTGGAGAATCAGAACGCTACAGGAATCCGGTGGACTACTAGAGAACATTCTGGCGGAACTATCCAGATATACTAAACGTGAACAGCAGGAGCTTCTTGAAGCGTTTGAAGATGCCGGAATCACTGCAATGAACTATGATGATAAGGTATACAAGGCGGCAGGATTAAGCCCTGTACCGCTTGAGCAGTCCCCAACTATGATAAGGCTCATGGAGCGAAATATGCTTGCGGCCATGGGCGAGTGGAAGAATTTCACACGGACAACCGCAAGTGCCGCTCAAAGGCTCTATATCGAGCAATGCGACCTTGCGTATAACCATGTGATGACTGGGGCGGTTGGGTATACGCAAGCCATCAAAGAGGCGGTTAATAACGTTGTGAGTGATGGCGTTACTGTCACATACCCATCCGGCAGAAAAGACACAATTGAAACAGCAGTTGCACGTTCTGTTAGAACTGGCGTGGCACAGGCGTGTGCTGATATTCAGTTGACAAGAATGAAAGAAATGGGATACGGTTTAGTGCTGACATCGGCACATATAGGAAGTCGCCCAAGCCATGAAGTATGGCAAGGGCAGGCGTTTTCTATAGACTGGGAAAAATTAAAAGAAATTAAGCCGGAGTTCTTTCAGGAACGAGATACACCAGAATATCGTAGAATGCTGGAGCAAAAATCGAGCCAATATCCAGATTTTATTGAAAATTGTCATTATGGCGAAGCCGATGGAATATGTGGAGTAAATTGCAGGCATCATTTTTCGGTTTGGGTGGAAGGAATGCCGAATCCCTATGCGGAATTATCAGCGCAGGATAAAGCTGATAAAGGTAAACAGTATGAAAAAGAACAGCGACAACGTACTTATGAGCGGAGAATCCGAAAAACGAAGCGCGAAGTCCTCGGAATGCAAGCAGCGGTTGATAACTGCAAGGACGAACAGGCGAAATTCGCACTCCAGCAAGACCTTGACCGGAAGTCTTTTCTTCTCCAAAAACAAAATGCTGCATATAAGGATTATTGCAAACGGAATGACCTGAGGGAACTGCAAGACCGGCTCATGATCGCGAAGTGGAACCGTCAGAGCGCCGCAAAAGCCAGAGGAGCGGCAAAGAGATATGAAACAGCAAAGGGGATTGGCTGATGGATAGATGGGAATATTTCAATCCGAATCCTGTTAAGGATAAGAGAACAGGAGATTGCGTTGTCCGGGCAATATGCAAAGCAACCGGCTTCGATTGGGAAACGGTATTCGCTGGATTAATGGTACAGGCATGTACTCTGTCAGATATGCCGAGCGCGAATTATGTCTGGGGTGCGTATCTCTATAAGCATGGATACAGACGCAAACTGATAGAACAGTCAGAGCGATATATCTATACAGTCAACGACTTCTGTACAGACCATCCGACAGGTACGTATATCCTCTGCATAGATGGTCATGTGGTGACAGCACAGAACGGCAAATATTTTGATACATGGGATTCCGGTAATGAGATCCCGGTATATTACTGGGAAAAGGAGTAGTTAAATGAGCATATCAGAATTTGTACAGATTTTCCTCTCTATCTGCGGAGGGGTGTCTATTGTCGGAGGAGCGGCGGCTGTAATCTTTAAATGGATTACTCCGGCATTCCGACTTAATAAGCGAGTAGAGACACTGGAAGAACATGATAGACGAGATTATGAAAGTCTTCAGAGAATTGCAGAACGTGACTCATTAATTCTGGAAGTGTTATCGACTATGCTGGATAGCCAAATCAGTGGGAACAATGTCGAGGAGCTAAAAAAAACAAAACAGAAGCTCACGGAGTATCTTGCACAGAATCAACGTTAATTGCATTAATAAGGGGTATGCTCATGAAGTTATATGTATTCACTAAGAAAGATATAGACAGGTTCTTGACAGAGTGTAATTTTACGCCGGACGAAGAAAAACTGTTTCGGCTGAGATGTAAGGAACACACTCTTGAGTACTGCGCTGAGGAAATGAACGTGAGCATATCCACGGCAAAACGATTAAGCCGGAGGGTGAACAATAAAATAATTAAAGTATGCTGATACTTTTCAGATACTTATATGGGTCTTAGACGAACTGTCTAAGGCTCTTTTTTTATGTAAAAATAGTCATAGAAAGTCATAGAATAAGTCATAGGAGGTGTACGAGATGGCATTATATAACAATCCTTATCAATATAGTTTTGGCGTTCCGGGGCAGATGAACCAATTTCAGCAACAGCCTGTCCAGATGCCAGCTCAACCAGTACAGCAACCCCAGCAGAATAACAATGGTATCCTGTGGGTATCTGGCGAAGTCGGCGCAAAATCCTATCTAGTAGCACCCGGGACAAGCGTTTTACTGATGGACAGTGAAAGCGAAAAGTTCTACATAAAATCCACAGACGTTTCCGGTATGCCACAGCCATTACGAACATTTGAATACCATGAAATAGGCTCTCAGATGCCACCTAAACAGCCTGTTCAGAACATGGACAGTAAATATGTCACCAGACAGGAATATGACGATTTAAAAGGTAAATACGAAGCTATCATAAACCGATTAAATTCTTTTTCTGAACCTGTTAGAGCTAATACCGCGCAGGAATCAGCAGTCAAGGGAGGAAACGCAGATGAGTAATCCATTATTTAACGCGCTTGGTGGCGGGATGCCACAGGGAAACGGGCCAATGCAGATGATACAGCAGTTTATGCAGTTTAAACAGAATTTTAAGGGAAACCCGAAAGCAGAAGTTGAGAAAATGCTACAGTCTGGACGGATTTCCCAGCAGCAACTTAATCAAGTTCAGCAGATGGCAGGACAGTTTCAAAATCTGCTGAAGAATATGAAATAGTACATTACAATCTGGCCAGATTGATGTAAATACACAATAAAGGAGACTATAACTATGGACGGAAATTACAGCTTATCAGATATTGCCGCTGCTACTGGAAACGGTAGAAATAATGACGGCATGTTTGGTGGAGATGGTAGCTGGTGGATTATTGTTTTATTCATTTTTGCTTTCTTCGGATGGGGAAACAACGGCTGGGGCAATAATGGCAACGGTGGTGGATATGCAGCCACAGCAGCTACTCAGGCAGATATCCAGAGAGGATTCGATAACTCCGCAGTAATCAGCAAGCTTGACGGAATCAACAGCGGCCTGTGCGATGGCTTTTATGCCATGAATAATGGTATGCTTACCGGTTTTAACGGAATCAACACAAACATCATGCAGACTGGTTTCGGAATCCAGCAAGCAATCAATGCCGATACTGTAGCAAACATGCAGAACACCAATGCTTTACAGGCACAGCTTGCGAACTGCTGTTGCGAAACCAGGGAAGCTATCCAGGGTGTAAATTACAATATGGCACAGAACACCTGTGCACTGCAGAACACTATGAACAGCAACACAAGAGATATTATCGACAGCCAGAACGCAGGAACAAGAGCCATTCTTGACTACCTTTGCAATGAAAAGATTTCTAACTTGCAGGCTGAAAACAATGACCTCAGACGTGCTGCTTCTCAGGATCGCCAGAGTGCGTTACTCACAACCGCAATGGCTTCTCAGACACAGCAGCTCATTAATGCGATTAATCCAGCACCGATTCCGGCATATCAGGTTCCTAACCCGAACACATATTACGGATGCGGATGCAACACCGGATGTAATTGCTGATAACTTCATATCGAGAGTATCTTTCGATTGATTCGAATGTCGGCTTATGCCGTATTACACAGAGGGGCAGGCTGAGACCTGTCCTTTTGTAATATGAAAGGAATATTTTTATGGCAGAATTTACAAATGTAGCTGCTCAGACTGTAGCAGCAAATGGAAACGTAGTGTTTTCAAACACAGCAGTTAAAGGTTCTAACTGCATTCAGCACAGAGAGGGAAGTGGAATTATTACGCTGAGAGGACTTACTAGCCAGTGCAAAGCGAGATTCTTTGTGGATTTTTCTGGTAATATCGCAATTCCAACAGGCGGTACTGTTGAAGCTATTTCTCTGGCTATTGCAATCTCTGGTGAGCCGGTATTATCTTCACAGATGATCTCCACACCGGCAGCAGTAGACCAGTACAATAATGTGTCCTCTGGTATCTATATTGATGTACCTCGCGGATGTTGCGTTAATATCGCGGTAGAGAACACAAGCGATCAGGCAATTTCTGTTGCGAACGCAAACATTGTCGTAACCAGAGAAGCGTAGGAGGTGTGATTATGAGAGACATTAAGGATTTATGTGCAAGAATCGAAGACGAGCTGTCCAAAATCGCTGACAGTGGACTGACCACTGGAAATCTGGAAATGACATACAAACTGATTGATATGTATAAAGATATCAAGAATACGTATTACTGGGACAAGAAAGTGGAATATTACAACACTGTCCTTGATGAGATGCGTAGCGGCTACAATGACGATTACAGCGAACGCGGAAGAAAGCGTGATAGCATGGGGAGATACAGCGCAAATGATGGCAGAATGATGCCGGATTACGACCGGGGCAGTTCTTATGCCAGACGTGGCGAGCATTATGTTAGAGGGCATTACAGCCGCTCTGATGGGCGAGATGCTTATGACGACTATATGACACAGAAGCAGAGCTATCGCTCCGGCAAGTCTGAAGACTGCAAAAGAAAGATGCTTGCCGCTCTGGAAGAGCATCTGGACGAACTCACAACAGAAATGAGCGATATGTCCAAGGATGCAGAGTGCCGGGAGGAACGTGATCTTGTCAAGAGATACGTGGAAAAACTCCGTGATATGCTCTAAAAACGCAAAAGTGGTAGAGAGGTAATTAAAAGAAATCTGTTATAATGTAATTGTGCAGCAGGAAGCACAAGTAAAACGGTTGTTTTGACATTTTCGTTTTAATCCTCCTTTCTTTAATTTTTGTATCTGGTGCGCACGCTTTAATGGAAAGTTAAACAGGTTCGAATCCTGTCGTGCGTATTTGTCATCTGGCACGCAAGATGGCGCACCTCCTTGATTAAGGTTTTTGTTATTCATACTTTTCTTTTTAAAAAAAAAGAAATAAATATCCGAAACAACTCGTGGCAGGCATGACACGTTAAACACCTTGCTAACCCGGGAATCCGGGTTATGTGGAATGTACGCTAGTGGAAAACTGACAGAGTCGCACTCTGGTCTCCGGTTCGATTCCGGGCGCTCCGCTTTAATCCGCTTAGAGTTAAGCTGTTTGTATACAGGTGGTCTATGTCTCAGGTGGATTTACGCTATAGCGAAAGAAGTGAAATTCACCCCAGTTTCTTTTTAGAGGGTTGGCCGTTATAGGCGGCATGGAATGTAGCTCAGTGGTAGATCGCACTGTAAATGTGAGGTCGCAGGTTCGATTCCTGCCTTTCCGATTACCTTGCCAGTGGTCTAACTGGCTTAATCCATTTACCTGCGGCGGCAGGTCAATAAACACGACCAGGAGGATGTTATGCAGAAACTTATTGACACTTTAAAATCATTTGGAATTGAAATCCCGGAGGATAAACAGGCAGATGTAAAGAAAGCACTCTCTGAGAATTACAAGAATGCAAAGGAAGTTGCAAAAACTCTGTCAAAAGTCGAGGGAGAACGTGATGACTGGAAAGTACGTGCTGAGACAGCAGAAGAAACCTTAAAAAGTTTTGACGGTATCGACCCGGCAAATATTAAAAGCGAGTTAGAGACTTGGAAACAGAAAGCGGCAGATGCAGAGAAAGAATTCAATGCAAAAATCTACGACCGTGATTTCTCAGATGCACTCAAAGCGGCGCTCGATGATGTTAAGTTTTCCAGTGAAGCGGCTAAGAGGTCTGTTATGGCAGACATTAAAGAAGCAGGTCTTAAGCTGAAAGACGGTAAAATCCTTGGACTGAATGATCTGATCGAACAGATGAAACAGTCTGACGCATCCGCTTTTGTGGATGAATCTCAGCAGCAGGCTCAGCAGAATCAGGCAAGATTTACCACTCACGTTGGACAGCAGCAGACACCGGGAAGTATGACCAAAAAAGATATCGAAGCAATCAAAGACCCGTCCGAGAGACAGGCTGCAATCGCTCAGAATATCCAGTTATTCCAGTGATTTTTTTACACCGACTATACATCAGGGTATAGCCGCTAACCCAATACCTTAACAATTATGGGTAGAAAGGATTTTTTATGCCAGCAAAAACAAATCTTATTATGACTAATGATATTCATGTCACGGCACGTGAGATTGACTTTGTTACCAGATTCGAAAGAAACTGGCAGCACTTACGTGATATTCTGGGTATCATGAGACCTATCAAAAAGCAGCCGGGTGCTGTACTCAAGTCCAAATACGCAGAGGGTACTTTACAGAGTGGAAAAGTTGGTGAGGGTGAGGAAATCCCTTACAGCAAGTTTACCGTAAAAGAAAAGACCTATGCGGAAATGACTATCGAAAAGTACGCAAAGGCTGTATCTATCGAAGCAATCAAGGACCACGGTTATGAGAACGCTGTTCAGATGACTGATGACGAGTTTCTTTTCCAGCTTCAGACTGATGTTACCGGCAGATTCTATGACTATCTGAAAACCGGTACACTTACTTCCACAGAAACAACATTCCAGATGGCTCTGGCAATGGCTAAGGGTCGTGTTGAAAACAAATTTAAACAGATGCACAGAAATGTGACTGGCGTTGTTGGATTTGTCAACATTCTGGACGTATATGAATATCTCGGAGCAGCTGAGATCACTATTCAGAATCAGTTCGGATTCCAGTACATGAAGGACTTTATGGGATTCAATACAATCTTCTTACTGTCCGACAGCGAGATTCCGAGAGGACAGGTTATTGCTACCCCTGTTGAGAACATCGTACTTTACTATGTAGACCCGAACGAGTCTGACTTTGCGAGAGCAGGTCTTGTGTATACCGTATCTGGCGAAACAAACCTGATCGGATTCCATACACAGGGCAACTACCACACAGCAGTATCCGAAGCGTTTGCGGTTATGGGACTTACTCTTTTTGCAGAGTACATTGATGCAATTGCAGTAATTACCATTGACGAAACACCAACGCTCGGCACTCTGACAGTAACATCTGCGGAAGGAACAGCAACTGGTGATACAAAAATCACTGTAAATCCGGCTAAAGAAAACGCTGGCAATGTGTATAAATACAAAGTTGCAGCAGATGCAGTAACTGTTGGATATGGACAGAATCTCAGAAACTGGAGTACTTGGGATGGAAAAGCCGATATCACAGCGGCAACCGGACAGAAGATCACAGTGGTTGAGTGTGATGGAACATACAAAGCGCTGAATGCCGGAAGTGCAAGCGTAACAGCAAAATGACAAACGTAGGAGGTAACTGGCATGGCTTATGCAGATTATGAATTTTACACAACTTCATATTTCGGTTCAGTCGTGCCAGAAACCGACTTTCCACGACTGTCAGAAAGAGCCAGTGATTTTGTGGACACAATGACATTTGACAGGTTGGTGGATGGACTGCCGACGAACGAACGCTCACAGAAGCGTATCAAAAAGGCGGTCTGTTCACTGGCTGAATTGATGTATCAGATTGAACTTGCTGAAAAGAATGCTATTAATCAGGCATCGGCAAATGTAACCGACATAAATGTCGGGAACATCTCAACAGGCATTGTAACATCTGTATCTTCTGGCAGTGAATCCATCTCTTACGCAACGCCTCAGCAGATTGGGGCAAGTGCAAAGGAATGGAGTGCGGTGTATGCCGCCGCCGGAGATGTACAGAAAACGAACGACTTACTTTACAAGACGACTTTACCGCTTCTGATGGGAGTAAGGACGGATGATGGGGTACCAGTATTGTATGCAGGAGTGTGATTGATATGAATTTTAAAGAAGCGTTTAAACTTATGAAACAGGGAGCAAAAGTAAAACTCCCGGGTTGGAATGGCTACTGGTGCTGGGATGACGAAAAACATACGATTATGATTCATTGCAGACCAAAAGATTCTGATGAAGGTCAGGGAGAAGTTCTTGATATCCGTGAAACGCAGAGAGTGGAATACACTTTCATGCACACACAGAGAGAGGACTGGATGATTGCTGATGAGAATAACTGTGGTGTTCTTGGCGGTCAGTCAACATTTGGATTTGGCGATGCTATCCGTTATTTAAAAAGGGGACTCAAAGTGGCTCGTAAAGGTTGGAACGGGAAGAAACAGTACATTCAGCTTGCCACTGGCATTTCTTATAAGATAGCGGATGGAGAGATTGTGAACTGTGAGCATGATGCAATCGGAAACAAAGCCATTGCTTTTGTTGGAACATCTGGTGTACAGATGGGATGGCTTGCATCCCAGGCAGATATGTTAGCAGAGGATTGGATTTTCGCAGAACAGGAGGTATCCAGATAATGGACATTTCAACATTAGGCTCATGTATCGCAATCGTTATGATCTGCTACATTGTGGGAATGGGCTGTAAAGCATCAAAAAAAATCCCTGATGAATGGATTCCGGTAATCATGGCGGTTATTGGTGGCATTCTCGGAGCTGTCGGGATGGGAGTTATCCCGGACTTCCCGGCAACGGATTATATCACAGCGGTTGCGGTCGGTATGTTTAATGGATTATCGGCTACTGGCGTGAATCAGGTTATTAAGCAGACAGTGCAGAAAGAATAATTAAGGAGAGGGTATCATGTACGAAAAAACGGTGACGATTTTTGACTATTACGAATCAGCCACGACAGGAGATGCGTACTGGTATCCTCACGTGCTATCTGGCGTTGACCTCATTACGGACAAGGGAGCAATCCTTAAAAAGTACGGACCAGACGTAACTGACAATGCACAGTTACACGTTCGATATACCGTCCAAAATGGCGACATAACCATTACTGATAAAAACGGCAAGATTCTTCCATGGGTGCCACCTAAAGAGTGGAAAAGGCAGATTAACAACGCTCTGGAAGACACTATCACATTTTCAGATGAGTCGTTTTTCTGGGAGGGTGAGTGGACTGGCGGAACGGTAACTGACAGTGATTATCGGAACGGATTCTATCAGTACATGAACGAGAACAGGGATAACGTGTTTAAGATCACCAGCGTTGGCGGTCCGTATACACTGATTCCACATTTTGAGATTTTGGGTAAGTAATATGAGCAAAATTCATCATTTCAAAGGATTCTCCGTAGTCGATGGAGATATGAAAATCAAGCTGAATATGGACAGATTCTCCAGACAGTATCAAGAAGCTCAGTACCTCCTTGATGGAATGGTTATGGACAGCATGGTGCCATTTATGCCGATGATTACAGGGGACTTTATTAATAAGACAAGGGCAAGAAGTTCCTCTATGCAAGGCACAGGCTTTGTTTGTGCAGCAGCAGAACCTTATGGCAGATTCCTCTATATGGGAAAAACGATGGTGGACGAGCTGACCGGAAGCCCTTACGCTCGGCAGTATGCTAAGAAAGTCCTTGTCAGTCAGTTCTCTGGTCAGACAGCTGCAAAGGAAAATCTTGAATACACCAAACAGGCTCACCCACGGGCACAAGCTGAATGGTTCGACGCCGCAAAACGACAATACGGCAGTACATGGATTCGCAAAGTAAAAGCACAGGCAGGAGGTGGCAGACATGGCAGATAAGCCTATCGGAAAAGATGCAACTGGATATGAGATTCTGACAGATGCCATGAAAGCACTTCTGAACCAGTATCCGGGACTATACGAAAATGAAACAATTAAATTCGAGGAACTTGGCAAGGAATCAGGAATTGCGTTCTCAGCAGATAATGGAGCTTTAATCTATTCAGAAAAAGAAGATGTGTGTGGAACAATGCACCAGGTATGCCAGTATCCCTTTTATGTGGTATATCGAACAGCATCCGACAAGGAACGGCAGAAGCTATCTGTTCAGAAGTTCCTTGACAGCCTCGGTAAATGGATATGCCGAGAACCAGTTATTGTAAACGGCTCTGAGACACGTTTAAATGCGTTTCCTGAGCTTTCACAGGGGCGAGTGATAAAACGTATCACGCGTGATAACTCCTATGGTTTAGAGCCGCAAGAGAACGGCGTACAGGACTGGTTATTGCCATTGTCAGTGCGCTACGAAAACACTTACGAAGTAATATAGCAAGTAACAACCGGCTATCAGTTGGAGATAGTCGCTAACCTACACAGCCTTTTAAAAGTTATAGGCAGAAAGGACATTTCTATGGCAGTTACAGGCAAGATTGACCGTAAATACATGGCTCATTATATCGATGCAGGTTCCCTCTGTGGAGGGCTGACACCGAAATATGAGCGTCTTGGCAAGGATCTGGAAGAGTACAATGTAGAACTCAATCCGGATACCGAAACATCTAAAAACATTCTTGGAGAATCCACATTTAAACATAATGGCTATGAAGTTTCTTCTGACGCTGATCCGTTCTATGCAGACACCACTTCTGATCTGTTCACAGCATTACAGAAGATCGTAGATGGACGTCTCAAAGACGACAACCTCAAGACAAAAGCAGTTGAGGTTCATCTCTGGACAGAAGCCGCAGCAGGCAAGTATGAAGCATATCAGCAGGATTGCTACGTTGTTCCAACCTCCTACGGCGGCGATACATCCGGTTATCAGATTCCGTTTGCCGTCAACTATACCGGCGAACGTGTAAAAGGAAAGTTTGATATCAGTTCCGGTACATTCACAGCCGACAGCGAATAAGCACATATACAAGGAGGACATGCTAAATGGCAAAAGTAATTAATACCAAAATTGACGATGGAATTCTCATTTTCACATTCACTAACAACGAAAACGAAGTTTTTTCTTCTTTTAAGCTGAACCCGACGGACATCAATGTAGCAGCACGTGCAGAGGAACTGACAGAATATTTTGAGCAGCTCAAAGATTCTATTCAGAAAGTCACATCTGGTAAAGAGATGGCAGAGTTGAATAGACAGATTGAGGACAAAATCAACTATCTACTCGGATATGAAGCATCAAAGGACCTGTTCAAGGAACCGATCACAGCAACCACTGTTTTTGGTAATGGCCAGGTGTTCGCTTACATTGTTCTGGATAAGATTGCAGGAGCAATCGCACCGGAAATCGAAAAGAGAAAAAAGAAAATGCAGGCAGCAGTCAATAAGTATACGGAGAAGTATACAAAATGACCGCCTATGAGCTTCCCACCTCACTAAACATCAGTGGGGTGGATTTTTCTATTAGAACGGATTTCCGGGTAATAATCGACATTCTGATTGCCATGAATGACCCAGAACTGGATGAGCAGGCAAAAGCAGTTGTTATGTTGCAGATTCTGTTTGAGGACTGGCAGAGTATACCGCCTGAGTGTCTGGACGAAGCTTGTCAGAAAGCATCGGAATTCATCGACTGCGGACAGTTGGACGATAATCCGAACCACCCAAAGCCTCGGTTAATGGACTGGGAACAGGACGGAGATATGATCGTGCCGGCGGTAAACAAGGTTGCTGGTAAAGAAATCAGAGCCGTACCGTATATGCACTGGTGGACGTTTTTTGGCTACTTTATGGAATCTGGGGAATGCCTATTTAATACAGTTGTCGGGATCCGGTCAAAAAAGGCAAAAGGCGAACGCCTGGATAAATGGGAAAAGAAATTCTATCAAGAAAATAAAAACACAATTGACATAAAAACACGTCTCAGCGAAGAAGAGCAAGCTTATAAAGATAAGTTGAATGAGATGTTGAACCTCAAATAGTTAGGAGGTGGACGTATGGCTGCTGATGGCTCAGTCATTATTGATACCAGAATGGATACAACCGGTGTCCGAAATGGCGTATCAGCTATAAAACAGTCATTTAACGGCCTTGGGAGTGCTGTAAAAAAAATCGGTCTGCTGATTGGTGGGGCTTTTGCAGTTGGCAAATTAGCGCAGTTTGGGAAAGAGTGTGTGGAGCTTGGTTCCGACCTCGCAGAAGTTCAGAACGTGGTTGATGTTACATTTACAACCATGTCGGATAAGGTCAATGAATTTGCAAAGAACGCCATGACCTCAGCCGGACTGTCAGAGACAATGGCAAAAAGGTATGTCGGAACATTCGGAGCAATGTCTAAGTCGTTCGGTTTCTCTGAGGCACAGGCTTACGACATGTCAACGGCTCTAACGCAGCTGACTGGTGATGTAGCATCATTCTATAACATCAGTCAGGACGAGGCGTATACGAAACTAAAGTCTGTATTTACGGGCGAGACGGAAACATTGAAAGATTTAGGCGTTGTCCTTACGCAAAATGCACTTGACCAGTATGCGCTGGCAAATGGATATGGGAAAACCACATCTGCCATGACCGAACAGGAGAAAGTGGCTCTCCGTCTGGCTTTTGTACAGAAACAGTTGTCTGCCGCATCTGGTGATTTCATTCGAACATCTGACTCATGGGCGAACCAGGTCAGAGTGATGCAGTTACAGTTGCAATCTCTCAAGGCAACAGTCGGACAGGGATTAATCAATCTCTTCACTCCCGTTTTGAGAGTTATTAATATCTTGCTCGGTAAGTTAGCAACTCTGGCAAATGCCTTCAAGTCATTTACGGAATTAATCACCGGAAAGAAATCATCTGGCCAGACAGGCGCAAGTGGTGCAGGTCTTGTCGGAACAGATGCAATAGCTGATACGGCAGACCAATATGGAAATGCTGCCGACAATGCCGAAAAGCTGGCAGATGCAACAAATGATACAGCGGACGCAACCAAGAAAGCTACTAAGGCGGCAAAAGGATATCTTAGTCCTCTCGACGAAATAAATAATTACTCAACGGATAAAAGTGCGGATTCATCGTCAAAAGTACCGGGCGCAACTGGCGGACTTGCAGATCAGATGAAAGATGCTGTACAAAATGTTGATTACGGAAAGGTTGCAGAAGGCGAGACAGTCCTTGACAAAATTAGCAAATCAGCTGAAAAGCTCGCGAAACTCCTTAAAAAGCTCTGGAAGCCATTTCAGGACGCTTGGAAAAAAGAGGGTAAGAATACTATTGATGCGGCACAGATTGCTCTATCTGGAATTGCGAAGCTTGCTAAGAGTGTAGGCAGGAGTCTCATGGAAGTCTGGACAAACGGTACAGGTACGACAATGCTTACAACCATGCTAAGGATTGCTCAGAACGTGCTTAAAACTATTGGGAATATTGCATCCGGTTTTGCCGATGCGTGGAATAAGAACAATGTCGGAACGCAGATTATACAGAACATTGCAGATGTTCTTGTGGTAGTTATGCAGTTTGTTGAGAGAATTGCTGCAGATACGGCAACATGGGCGGCGAACTTAGATTTCTATCCGCTGTTAGAATCTATCAGTAATCTGACAAGTGCATTTGCACCAATTCTGGAATCCATTGGAAATGTTCTTGAATGGATTTACAATAACATCGTTCTTCCGATGTTGAAATGGGTTATTGAGGTAGGACTTCCGACAGTGATTAATTTAGTCGCAAAAGTAGCAACTTTTCTTGCTGATCATCAGTCGATTGTTGAAGCGTTCGGCGCAGCCCTAATCGGAGCGTTCGCGGCAGCAAAGATTGCAGAATTAGCATCGGGAGTTATCAAAAGTGCATCTGGAATAGCTACAGCCGTAAAAGGACTTATCGCGTTAATGACTGGCACTGGCGGGATCATGGGTGGAATCAAGGCCATTGCGACAGCAATCGGTACTGGCGGGATTTTCGCGATCGCAGTCGGTGCTGCTATAGCAATCGGAGTTTTGCTGTACAAAAACTGGGATGAAATATGCGCGGCAGCAACAAAATTAAAAGACTGGGTTGTTGAAAAGACTCGTGAATTGTCAGAATCAGCAACACGTACATTAAGCAATTTGAAAGAAAAGATAGCTAATGTTTGGAATATTATTAAAACATCAACATCTACTACTTGGAATGCAATCAAAAAGACACTTTCTGGCCTTTGGAACTCTCTTAAATCCACAGCCAGCACAGTGTTTAATGCAATTAAAACAAAAGTTGCGAGCGTATGGGACAGCGTAAAGAATAAAACATCCCAAGTATGGGAAAATGTAACTACATTTGTTTCTAATAAAGTAGAAGCGATAAAAAATGCTATCACTAATAAGTTTAATGCCGCCAGAGATGCAGTCAGATCTGCGTTTGAAGGTATTGTTAATTTCATTAAAGCTCCGATTAATCAGGCAATCAGCATTGTTAATAATGCAGTTGGGATGATTAATAATGCAATTGGTGGAATTGAATCTGCATTTTCCTTTGGGCCTTGGACTGTTCCAACACCGTTTGGCTCAAAGACTATTGGATTTCATGCAACATTTCCACGTATCGGAACTATCCCATATCTGGCCAGTGGTGCAGTTATTCCACCAAGGTCAGAATTCCTTGCGGTATTAGGCGATCAGAAGAAAGGCAATAACCTGGAAGCACCGGAAAGCCTGTTACGGCAGATTGTTCGGGAGGAGTCAGGGAAAGGACAGGGAGATGGAAACACTTACAATGTTACAGTTAATGCATCTGGCAGAAAACTGTTAGACATTATCATTGATGAAGCAGAGCTTAGGAGACGCAGAAATGGCGGTCAAAATCCATTCTTGTTAGGGGGTGTGTAAATGACACAAGAACAGTTTAAGATTGATGGGGTCATCATAAAGGCCCCTGACACATACAAGCCGGTGTTCTCAACTACGTCAACGGAAAGCTCTAAGAGGAGCCAGGATCTTGTTATGCATAACACACCAATGGGAACTATCGCCGGATATGATATGGAATGGGGTGAGCTTAAATGGGGAGAGATTGCAACGATTCTCAACTCTATGATTAACAAAAGTCAGTTCACTTTTCATCATAAAGACCCTCGGACACCCGGCAAATGGATTGACAAAACGTTCTATGCATCTAATTTCAACATGGCAGCACAAACACTCAAGGATAATGAGGAACGATGGACAGGATTAACTATTAATGTAAGGAGTATTCGACCGGTATGATTAATGTTACAAATCAGTTAAAAACAGAATCTCTCTTAAATAGTAACTATTATGTTACGGCGAATGCGGTGCTGCGTGATGGGACAACTTTAAACCTGGAAAAAGAAGATTTCTACTTTGACGGAAACGGAATCGTAGATTCTTCTGATTCCGGGGATTTCCCGATAGGTGTAGCCATTGAAAAGACGGCAACATTGGCACTGGTCAATGATGATGATAGGTTCTCTGACTACAACTTTGCTGGGGCACAGTTTACTCTATTTTTAAATTTGCAACTATCTGATAGATTGGAAACCATTCGCCGCGGCACATTTATTGTGTCAAAAAAACCCGCCACGTCCGATGAGATTAATCTCACCTTGTTGGACTATATGAGCAAGGCAGAGGCAGACTACAAAACAAATCTTATCTTCCCATGCTCTGTCAGAGAGGTTTTAGAAGATGCCTGTCAGCAGACCGGGATTGTGTTAGGTGACGCAACATTTAAAAACGCAGACTATCAGGTGCAGAAGAAGCCGGAGAACACCACTTTTAGAGCAGTAATCGGTATGGTTGCAGCTCTGGCAGGCGGCAACGCTCGCATTGATGAGAATGATAATTTGCGAATCATCACTTTTGACGATGGTGCAGACACTATCACATTAGAAGCAGTCCCATGGTACGACATTAACGGAAACATTATTCTTGACATTGACAGCAACGAGATCGAGACAATTTTTGAACGAAAAGGATTTAATCTAAATGCTATCAGGAACCTTACCTATGATGTTGACGATGTGGTTGTTACTGGGGCCAAGTATACAGATAATGAGACAGAATATAAGTACGGTACAGACGGATATGTTATCACGATTGATAACAAGCTTCTGAGTGGCAATGAACAGGCGGGCGTTGACTTGATTGGAAAAGAACTTGTCGGTATGAGATTAAGGCCGTTCTCCTGCGACAGCATAGCAATCGGATACGCCACATTTGGAGATAGAATTACATTTTCCGACATTAAAGGTAATATTTACTATTCATATCTGACAGATGTAGACTTCGCGTTTTCTGGCAGCACAAGCTTCTCTTGCAACGCAAAGAGCATGGAAGACCTTAATGTCGATTACCCAGACAGTATGCAGGTCGAGGTTGACAATGTAAAGAAAGACACTGAGAAAAAGATTACTGCCTATGATGCAAAGCTAAAGCAGATGAACGAACTAGCAGCAAACACTCTCGGCTTCTACTATACAGAAGAAATCCAGTCAGATGGATCCACGATATCATACCGGCACGACAAACCCACACTTGCTGATTCTAAGGTGATATATAAGACGGGTGCTGATGGATTCTTCTTGTCAGTAGACGGAGGTCAGACTTGGAAAGCCGGATTTGACAGCAACGGTGATGCAGTGCTGAACATTCTGTATGCTATCGGTATACAGTCGGATTGGATTAATACAAGAGGATTCACGGCAAAAGACAATGACGGCAACATTACATTCCGTATTGACGCAGAGACAGGGGCCGTCAATCTTAATGCCACGGAACTTACAATCAAAGGGAAAACACCAGAAAATGTGGCAAATGCCGAGGTTGAGAAGTTCATTACAGAGGTGTATTCTCCACAGATTAAGGTTCTTCAGGAGCAGATTGACGGACAGATAGAAGCATTCTTTGGAGACTATGTTCCTGATGGCAATAATGAACCGGCATCCACTTGGACAGATGATACAACTAAAAAGAAACATTTAGGTGACCTGTTTTATATCGTAAACAACGAAGAATATGGCGGGCAGGCTTACAGATATGCAAAGATTAACGGCGAATACAGGTGGGACTATGTAAAAGACACTGCGGTGGTCAAAGCTCTGGCTGATGCGGCGCAGGCACAAAACACAGCAAACGCAAAGAAGAGAATATTCGGAGCAGAGCCGGTGCCACCTTACGATATTGACGATTTATGGGTTCAGGGCGGGGCCGGTGATATTCTTAAATGTCAAAAGGCTAAGGCAGAAGGCGCAAGCTATGACGCTAATGACTGGGTAAGAGCATCTAAATATACAGATGATTCTGCAATCACAGCATTTATCAAAGGCGTTTTTGCTGATACAATCGAAAGTCTTCAAGAGCAGCTTGATGGTAAGATTCAGACCTGGAGTCAGGATACAGACCCGGCGCTTGAATGGACAGAAACAGAAGAGATTCCGTGGGCAGATGCTGGCGGTAATTCTATTCTGGATGTAGACGGAAATGAGATTTTAATTGTCTGGGAAAAAGGCAAATATATCCACAAAGGAGACTTGTGGCAGAACACCTCGGGTGGCAACACGCGCTGGCGGTGGGATGGCAGTGAATGGGTCGAGCAGAAAGCACCGGATTATCTGTTTGATAAGATTGATGGGAAAGCAGCAGTCTATTTCGAACAGCCAAAACCACCGTACAACATGGGAGATTTCTGGGTTACATCAAAGGCAGATGGCGAAGCATCTATCAAAACAGCAGTCAGAAGCCGAGCGGACGGTGCATTCACTGACACTGACTGGATTGATTTCAAATATGTGGACAAAACTGACATTGATAATGCGGTTAAGGAGTATGATACAAGCCTTGGTCAGGATGAGGTATTTAATAAGCTGACAAACGGTGGTGAAGACCAGGGGATTTATATACAGGACAAGAAACTGTATATCAATGCAAATTACATCCTTGCAGGACTTTTAGCGGGCAAATTTATCAATGCCAAAGGCATAAAGGTTATTGATAAGGACAACCAAACAACCTTATACATTGATGATAACGGGAAAGTTCGTATTCTTGCCACCGAATTTTCTTTGCAGGGCAAGAGCGTATCTGATATTGCCACGGATGCGGCTACGGAAGAAGCGAAGAAATATAAGACTCTAAATGTAATATTATCGAATGAGTATCAGGGTATTCCAACGGATGCGGAAGGCAATTACACAGCATTCCCTGAGTGTAAAACGACGGTGACGGCGTTGTATGGCGATGATAATGTTACAAGCAGCGCAACTATAACGTTTACTGCCGGAAGCGGGGTTACGGGTTCAGGATCAGGAGCAACATATACAGTAACGGCACTCTCATCTGATACAGGAATTATTACCGTGTCAGTTTCTTATAATAACCTCTCTGTTGAGAAGCAGTTTACAATTGCAAAACAGAAACAGGGTATTCAGGGATTACAGGGTATTCAGGGAATAAATGGAAAAGACGGAATAAGTGGAAAAGACGGTCAGGACGGAAAGACATCTTATTTTCATATCAAATATAGTTCTGTTGCGAACCCGACTTCTTCCAGTCAGATGAGTGAAACGCCAAGTACCTATATTGGCACTTATGTGGACTATACAGAAGCGGATAGCGACGACCCTGGCAAATACACATGGAGTCGATTTGAAGGCAAGGACGGGGCGCAAGGAATCCCTGGAACAAATGGAGATAACGGGCAAACATCTTATCTCCATATTGCTTATGCGACCAGTTCTGACGGAAAAACAGGTTTCTCAGTGTCTGATAGCGCAGGCAAGACTTACATCGGGCAGTATACCGATTTTAAAGAGAATGATTCTACAAATCCAAGTAATTACAGCTGGACGAAGATAAAAGGCGATACTGGAAACGGCGTATCTGTAATTGCACAACATTACCTTGCTTCTTCAAGTTCATCAGGTGTGACAACATCCACATCAGGTTGGACGGAATCCGTGCAGACACCAACATCATCTAAAAGATATTTGTGGAATTATCAGACAACCACATACACGGACGGAACGAGTGTGAACACTACTCCACATGTTATCGGTGTATATGGAGAAAAAGGCGATGATGGCAAAGACGCGTCAGATATGACTCAGTTGGAAATCTTTAATAAATTAACCAACAACGGGGAAACACAGGGATTATATCTTTATGACAACAAGGTGTATCTGAATGCCTCGTATATTGACACCGGGTATCTGGCTGGATGGGAAGTTGGATATAGGAAGCTTTCAGCAAGTGGCACGTATGGAGAAGTAACGCTAGACGCTTCAGCTGGAGAGATCTATTCAGAGACGAATACGGGAATATATATACCGGGGTACGGGACATTGTATGGAACGCGTATTAGAGGAATCAATCTTTATACAGGAACCGTACATGCAAGCTCAGCCTCGTTTAATAAAAGCGTTTCGGCAGACAGCGTTTCGGCATCAAAAAAAGTTACAGCAGGTACACATATAGAAGCCAGTGGCCATTTCTATAGCATCGGAACGGGAACAGACCTTGCAGATTTAAGTGTCCGAGGAACAAAGAAAAGAATCCTTCCAACAAAAAACTATGGTACGCAGGCATTTTATTGTTATGAAATGGCGTCCCCCATGTTCGGAGACATCGGAGAAGCATCCGTATCGGAAGACGGCACATGCCTGATAGACATAGATGATATATTCCAAGAATCTACCAATGTAAGGATTGAATATTATGTGTTTTTACAAAAGGAAGGAGATGGAGATTGTTGGGTAGATAAAAAAGAGCAGACATATTTCACTGTAAAAGGTACTCCGGGGCTTAAATTTGCATTTGAAATCAAAGCGCGGCAGGCTGACTATGAACACATGCGTTTTGCTGACGCAAGCGAAACAGCCTACGACAGGGCAATAGACACAGACATGCCAGAACCAGACTACAGTGAAAGTCTTGAAGTATCAGAACCAGATTATGAAAAAGAACTTCTTAATAACAGGGAAAAAATTATTGACGAAATGGAGAATGTATCATGAAAAAAATTCTTACAAGTTTTATGAATCTTAGTACTGGAGAAGGAAGTCGTATTGCCTACACCTATTCTGAGGTAAACGAGGAAACAGGGGAAATTGTCAGCCAGAACAACAAAGGCAATTTCCTTGTACTGGATGACGATGTGCAGTCTCATCTTGATGCAGTCAAAAAATACATTCGAGACAAATATTTAGCATAAGGAGGAAACAGTCATGCCAAAATGGACAGATTACACGATAAAAGCGAACCCTGCGGACAAAGATGAGATGATGATTCTTGATACCGCAGGCAAGGCAAACAAACGTCTTGGTTTGTCGGCGTTGTCAGATTGGATTATAGGAAAGATTGCAGACAAAGTATTTGAAAATTTGCAGACGCAAAATAAGACAATTCTGGGCGCACTTAATGAATTAAATAGTAAGACGTTCCTATTAGGTAAAAGCATTGGAACAGTAAATACTAAAAACCTTAATAATATTCATGATGGAATTTATTTTTACAATGGTTGGGAATGGGATGTTAAACCACCAGAAAAAGGTATAGTACCATTTATTAATGATACTGGAATATGGATACGAATGACGCTAGATGTATCTACTATTGATGTAGTCATATCAGGTAAAGATGCAATAATATATACTTCAAAAAATAAGGCTAATTCATGGGTTACTAAATAGTAAGACGTTAGCACCAAGAGGCAATATTACGGAATCATTGGATAATTATAAAACGACAGACGGTACGCATCTTCCAGGCGTATATTTAATCAATGGACATGATGTATTTGGAGACGGGAAAAATAAATGGGGCATATTAATATTATTTCAATATATTAATCTCCAATTAATGATAATTGAAGGTGGAAACATATATTCTAGGGATTGGTCTGGAAATCCTCTTCATTGGACGAACTGGAAAATTTTTTCTAACTCCAATATGGCATAAAATTTCCCTCTTCCCATTTAGTTTATTAAGAAACTTTGAAAATTTCATAAAAAATCTACCAATGGAGTGTGGAATCTGCACGCTACAGTCACCACAAATATGTTTCATGATTTCATGAAAGGAGTTGACGGAATTGGAAATTAAAGGCATTGGCGTATTTCTTGGACTCAATGTACTTCCAATTAATGGCATGGTGACTAGCGGCGTAGTCATCCTCTTCGTGGGGCTGTGAATTGAGATAATAGAAAGGAACAACACGATATGACAAACGAACAGAAAACAGTTCTCAGGAAGATTATTTATGCGGTCGAAACCGGCGGACAGGTTTACGGACAGCAGGATTATTCGGACTTCACGGAAGCCTACACCAATTCTTCTGAAGAACACGCAATTACAATCGGGGCAGGTCAGTGGTACGGAATCGAAGCAAAAACACTTCTGGAACGAATTTACGATGCTGACCCGGAACAGTGGGAGAAGATAGACAAGGTCAGACTTTTGGAGCAGGTCCAGACCGCAAACTGGGAATGTTTTAATATTTCCAGGGTATCACAGCTCGCAGATGCTATAGTTGCTCTTATTTCGTCCGATTTAGGCGTTAAATGCCAAGATAGCCTTATGGATGAACAATTAGCCACCTACGCAGACGAAGCCCTTAAGCAGGGCGTTACGGATGCTAGAGCGCAAGCTATGTGTGTGAACTTTAGGCACCAAGGCGGACAAGGGGCGGTAACGAGAATTTTGGCAAAGACTCAGAAACCATATACGCTCGATAATCTCTATACAGCCTGCCAGACGGACACAGGGAATCAGGTAGGAACATATAAGGACAGGCAGAGATTTGTTTATAACGCATTAAAGACATATTTTCCAGAAAGCGAGGAAACAGGCATGAACGCAATTGATAAATTAATCCAGATCGCAAAGAATGAAACCGGATATCTTGAAAAGGCAAGTAATAGTCAGCTTGATAGTAAGACAGCAAATGCCGGAGAAAATAATTACACAAAATACTGGCGAGATATTAAACCGGATTACCAAGGACAGCCATGGTGCGCAGCGTTTGTTTCGTGGTGCATGATGAAAGCATTCGGCTTAGACACAGCAAAGAAGCTTTTAAAACACTGGCCATACGTTTACTGCCCGACAATGGCAGATTTGTTTACTTTGAACAGCAATCCAAAAGTTGGAGATATTGTTATTTTTTATCGAAATGGCACATTTACACACACTGGAATCGTAATAAAGGTATCAGGAGATCGGTTCTGGACAGTCGAAGGAAACACTTCTAGTGGCTCTGCAATTATCGCAAATGGCGGTGGTGTATGCCAAAAAAGTTACTATAACAGCAACCTTCCCGGAACAAAATTCTGCGCTCCAAACTATAACTTAGTGAAGAATGCAACACCAGTTTCAGATACGGCCAAAAAGCAGAACACTAGAGCCTACATTGCGCAGATTAAAAAAGACACAAAATGTTATACAAAATCAAACAAAAACAGCCCGTCAAAGATGTTCCCAAAACTGAAAAAAGGTGCAGTTGTAGAGGTAATGAAGTACACAGAAACCGACAGTTCAGGGTTGAAATGGTACTTCATCCGGATCCCGCATCCGACAGAAGGGTTTGTTTTTGAATTTGTTCCAAAAGGAACATTCACCAGAATCACAGGAATTTCTAAATGATTGTCCCGGGGAATTAACCCCGGGAGTTTTATCTTTAAACATATTTAGCATCACTTCGGAAGTTTTAGACTGTTATCGTTAGTCACACGTTAGTCACAAACAAAAATATTGTTTCCTAATATAATAGTGCCCAAAATACTGTATTTACAGGCATTTGCACATTCTTCTAAATTTCATTTATTAGTCACAATCAATAAAATTAGAATAATGAAAATGAAATGTGGGAAATCCTTGCAAAATCGCTAGAAACGTTGATTTTAATAGGGTTTCCGGCATTTCGATAATGATATTTCGGTTGTCTTAGAAAGATTAAAATGGGTTCCGTTAGTCACAGTTAGTCACAAATGGAACTTTTATCTTTTCTATTTCTGTCCGAAGTTCTTCCAGCGTCCTGTGGCCGTACACAGCATTTGTAACATCTCCGCCAAAAGAGTGGCCGAGCATTCGTTTTCGGTCGTTCTCACGGACACCATATTTTTCACACAACATAGAAAAGGTGTGTCGACAATCGTGCGGCGTGTGCTTCGGATTGCCGACGATTTCCAAACGTTCCAGTGTAGGATAGAACAATGCTTTTCTATGGTGTTGCTGAGTATATATACATAGTTTTCCATCTTGTGTCAACACTTTCTGTTCAGCAAAATGGTATATAGCAGGATGTATCGGAACAATTCTGTTTTTGCCGGCTTTTGTTTTAATTCCGCCCTGAAAGTATCTTTCTTCTAAATTGGTCGTAAGTTTCAGCACTTCACCAATTCTCCAACCAGAATAGCACATAATAAGAATGAGCTGCACTTCCGGGTCGTCGGCATTATTCCACAGCACTTGCATCTCCTGATCAGAAAATGGCGTTCCATGTTCGGTGTCATTATCAGCATTGACATGGACATATAGCGCCTTATTTTCCGTTACGATTTCTGAATATACAGCATATTTGTACATCTGCTTGAACAGAGTCAAAATAGCCATCTGGCTTTGTTTTTTCAGTTTGCAGTCATCAATAACCTTTTGCATATCAGGAGCCTTTAAATCTTCGAATATGCGATTGTGCAGAACGGTGCAGTTTGTATAAGCTGTCCGGTATGCTTCTTTCGAACTGTATGACAGTTTCGTCCTCTCTGGGAACTTCCACGCATAAAACTGTTTATATACATCTGAGAACGTCAATTTCTTGATTTCCGGGTGTTTATCCTCGACGCCCTTAATTGTATTGTAGTCGGCAATTAAGCGGTTCACAAGGGCGTCTATGTCCATTGTAGGGGACACCTCAAGAGTCCGTTCCATGCCGGGTTGGTACGTGCCAGCTTTGTAAGCTGTCAGGACAGTGAAGCCTTTTATCCAGTCATCTACATAGCAGATTGCCGGCGGACGGACAAGAGCGCCAAAATCATCCTTGAATGCTGGTGGATGCACCGCAAAGCAGTTTCTCCGGTTCTTGCCAAGGTAACGGATGCTGCCGAAACTATTTGGAAGTTTCGGATATTTCTTTCTTTTCTTCGACATTTTATTCCTCTTTTCTTTAAACGGTTGTTTGAGTATAAAAATAACAGCCGAACAAATTTTCTGTCTTGTTCGACTGCTCCGAAGATGATACAATATGTTTGCCAGAATATAGCATCTCTTCGGAGATGTATAAACGCCGTCCCGGTACGCCAATGCCGGGGCGGTTTTTATTTTTTATTCTATTTCTTCAATGTCAAGAGAATATCCAAGAACTTCTCCAACGTCTGTGCATTTTCCTTTTAAAGTAACGGTGTCTCCCTTTGACATGGATGCTATTTTGGATTTTTGGTCGTCGTTTTTGATGTAACACTGGACTCCAATAATCTCAAAATCTCCATCAGCCATAAGGTCAATATATTTTCCGGCTGCATCAATGTTACTAAGTTTTCCGGTGATCTCAAGATATTTGCCTTTGTATTTATCAGATGCACCCATTGCATTACTGTCAAGCTGAGACATCATATCATTGACTGATACGGATGTGTATTCAATTGGCGCAGGTGTATCAACTTCTTTTGCAGATTCTGTCTTTGCGGATGTGTTGGAAGAAGATGTGGTGCTTGAATCCGAATTTCCACCAACGGCACCAATAACACCAACGGCAACAACTGCCAAAACTACCCATTTAAGTTTTCCGCCTTTTTTCTTACTCATAGAATTGCTCCTCCTAATAGCTTTATTCGCCACACTTCGCGCTTTCCATGCGGATTATGTATTTTGTACCGCTGATTTTGCAATGTTATGTAAAGTACGGTTATATGTGGTATTTTTATTTTATCATTTTAAGAACACATTGTAAAGATTTAGAATGAAATAGAGTGATTTAGATGAAAAAGAAATGTTTTAAGTGCTTTGTACTTCTCTTGCTGATCTATAAGGTATTTAGTCTTGTACATACCCCGCAAAAGATAATTTCCAACAATAATAATCAGAAAGATATGCAGATAGTTCATTCGTATATAGTGTATCAGGACCATTCTGCCCAGAAGTGTCCACATACAGACAACGGTAGTGGAAAAGTCTGTAATCTCGCATTTTCCCTCTGCGAAAGCATAATTTTCTTTGAGATTGCAAAGTTTATGTATGAAATGGCGAAAATCCATGTATATCATTGGCAGTTGCCAAGAGTCGGGATAGGTGGTATAATAGCAAAAACGAACTAATGTTCGGTTCTATTTCCCACGGCCGGGCATATATTTTAGTGTAGGTGGTAGTTGTGACAGGGAGGGTTGTTTATGGATTATAAGAAAGAAATTATTGAACTAATAGAAAATATACATAGCGAAAAATTTATGAAATTTTTATACAACATGATTATTTCGTTCAAAAAACAATGGGGGTATTAAGAAAGCAGGGAATTAATCCCTGCCTTTTTTATGGAGAAATTCAATCATGTCGAAAACGCTTTTCTTATCAGATTCGCTTAATTCAATCAGCAACTTAACATGTTCAACGATGTTTGGATTCGACATCATCTTTGGAATAAAATCCGTGTCTGTTTCCAAATTCTCTTCCCATCCCATTAGATAAGCGGGCGTTGTGCTAAGTGCTTTCGCTAACTTATCTATGTATTCAGCAGGAACTTTATCAATATCACCCTTTTCATATCTAAATATAGTTGATCTTGAAACTCCCAATTTCTCAGCTAACTCATCAGCACTCATATTAAGTTGTTTTCTTCTTTTTTTCATTTGTTCACCAGTTTCCGACATTTTCCACACCTCCTTTCCTTGAAATTATAATACCACAAGTGATGCAAATATGCAACAAAAATAATTGCAAAAATGCGATTTTTAGTATTGACAAATGCGACTGCAAGAGGTAATATATAATCACAAAGTCGCAATAATGCTACTGGAAAGGAGGTAAAACTTGTGATTGTAAATATAGCAAGACTTAAAGGTAAAATTGTTGAGCATGGAAATACGCAAGAAGCTGTTGCAAGCGCAATTGGTATGGACAGAAGTACTTTTTACCGCAAGCTGAAAGACGGCGGCGAGAAGTTTACAATCGGTGAAATTCACGGAATTGTAAGCGCAGTTCCTTTAAGCAGGGACGAAGCAATAGACATTTTTTTTACACAGCAGTCGCAATAATGCTACTGAAAAGGAGAATAAATGGACGCATTACAATTTAATAAAGCCGTCAGTCAACACTGCAAAGAATCTGGTGGAGACTGTTGCAAATGTGACCTTCGGCTTTACTGTTATCTATCGCCAAGTGAGCGACCAGATGAGTTAGTGAGTCTGGTTATTGATTTTTTGCATAACCACATTGAAAACCATGATCATTATACCCATCACAGTGCGGCTTCATTTCCGTGTATTGATGATATGGACATGAGCACCGCAGTAGGTGGCGACCGCTATCAGAAACCTCATACTCTTCATAAACAGTCACGTGTTTGTGAATCTTGTGGCAATGATACAGTCGTGTAATTGTTTCAACCATATAATTCCCCTTTCGTTATACTCGGCATGTCGGTGCCTGTAAATGCATTATAGGTAGAGGGGAAAGGAAATACAATAGGTTGAATAAAAATCGTATTAAGAGATAAAAGCAAAGTAAGGAGGTAAAAAATATGAAACGCCATCCGATTATGGAATATGTGATTCCAGCAATTGTAGCAAGTGTGACAACAGTTTTAATCCGTTTAGTGCTAGGGTGGTAAGAATTGAAGCAATAATGAAAGGAGTAAATATATGAGCGAAGTTGATGCTTACATCAAGGAAAATACAAGGAGGAAAACCAATCAATGAAAAAATTCGAACTGACAGCAGAGTCAAAAATCAACATCTTTGGAAAGAAGCTTTTCCGTATCAAGGCGCTTATATCATTTGGAGATGTAGAAGAGGGAGAAACTGGTGGGTGGATTGAGAAAGAGGAAAACCTTGAACAGTCCTCCGGCGATGCATGGGTCTACGGCAATGCAGAGGTCTACGGCAATGCAAGGGTCTACGGCAATGCATGGGTCTCCGGCAATGCAAGGGTCTCCGGCGATGCAGAGGTCTCCGGCAATGCATGGGTCTACGGCAATGCAGAGGTCTACGGCAATGCAAGGGTCTGCGGCAA